GATAACATACTGATACCCAGGAATAAAGTCTCCTGAGTTCACAGAAATGTTAGTACCTGGTTCTTGACCAAAGTTCCAACCTGTGGGTCTAGTCCAAACAGTTAGTGCCATATTATACTATAGATCCAAAATTTAAATTTATTCCCGAAGGATCGGAAACTGAGAACCCAAGCCAGTTAGGGTAATTACCGTTTAAATCAACTACATTAGAAGGAGCATCGGGTATTCCTACTGTTCCGTCTAGCACTGAACCAAAGTCTAATGTAACGGTTCCTGATTGAATAAACATTTCCATTAGACTGTTTAAGTTACGAACATCAATTCCCCAAACTGTTGTGCGAACATCTCCGTAACCTGAACTACCGATAGTAATGTTATGTCCGTCTAATTCTAGGTCTGCTGTTAATGAGGGCGACGGATCGTTCTCAAGTAAAGACAGCCCTTTTAAGTTTACTGTGTTGTCGGTGCTGGTAATTTCAATGCTGTTATCAGTACTAGTTAATGTCTTAAACTCTAACGTTAGATTGGTGTTATCTCTTTGTTTAAAAACAGCAACACCGGATCCTAAGTTTTCTCCGTTGATAATACCTAAGGTACCGCCAACTAGTTCAAAGTTCTCATTTACTTTTTTAAATGCGGAACGAAGGTCGTCACCGGTTCCATCGTTTGCATAGTTACCTAGATTAATTGTTTGTATTGGCATAATTTACGCTCTCTTTTAATATTTACCATGTATCGGCAGACCATGCTACTCGTTTCCAAATATTTGGTTGTGCGCCGCCTGGTTCTGTAAATGTTATTGATCCAGTAGGAGGTAGTGTTATAAATCCGCTTACTACTACATAAAGATTGTCAGCGTCGCTGGTAATTTCTTCAACGGTTACAGTAGTCGAGTCCACAGTTAAAGTCCAGTTGACTTGTAAGGTTGCCCAGCTTGTATTAGGAGGCGCTCCTTTTGCTATGGTAATAGTGTTTACACTTTGACCAAGTTCATTTGGAACTAGCTCTACTGTTGCTCCACCGCCCCCTGCCGATACATAATCTGCTGTACAGTAATAAATGTATGAGCCATCAAATGCTACTAGTCCGACAACGTCATCAAGCGCACCTGTACTGTGTGTGGGTACAGCCGAGTTCACACGTATCTTACCTGACTGAATATCTAAAGTATTGCCTGCGTGACCCATTAGTATAGGACCTGAAACACCAGATCCTTCGCCGGATTGATTAGCACCAATGTCAATTTGACCACCGTTAGTGCTGTCAATAACCACATAATTTTCTGCTGTGATTTCTAAATTGCCAGATGCTTTAGTAATGTTACCGGGAACAGATAGGTTACCATCTGTGCCAAACTGCCAAAACTTTGCTGTTCCTAGCGCATCTGTAGTTAACACAATGCCGTTAGTTGCTGTTATGCCAATGCCAGAGTTTGTTGAACCAATTTCAGGACCTTGTATAAACAAATTCTCACCGCTAACTGCCGGAACTGTTAGTATACCGTTTGCGTCAAATGTCCAAGTAAGTAAATCATTAGTAACGATATTGACTGAATTGCCTAGCCAACCTTCGATGTTTACTGATGTTGGTGAAGACCCAATGGCACCCACTACGGTGTCTGAGTTACTCAATTTAACTGCCTCGGTGCATGTGACGTAAGCAAACTGAACATTATCAGTTGTGTTAAGATCCTGGTCAAAGATATTTCCTTGTGAAACATCCCCCCAACTGAGTGCAGTACCGTTAGTAGTAAGGTACTTTCCACCGTTGTTAGTTTGACTTGGTATTTGTACATCTGCGCCTACATGAGCATACAGTTCAACAAAGTTTTGATTAACTTTGTCGAACGCTGTACGTAATGGATCACCAGTTTTGTCGTTAGCTGTAGTGCCAATATTAATGTTTAGTCTAGCCATTATACTCTCCCTACAGCAACTTGGATAATACCAGCTTCGCCAGTATCTTTATCTTCTAGTGCCTTACCAATAATTGAACCTAATACAGGATTAGTTGCTTTCATTGCACAACCAAGTGTGGTTGCTGTTGTCAGCAAGTCTCCTTTCTTTACCCGTCCAACAACCCAACACGGTACCCTACCCGCCAGTGCAATACAGACTTTAATACCTTTCTGCTCTTGGTTCATAATGTAAGCAGGGTTTGTTGTAACAATACCAGCTGCTCTTGTATCATTCATTGTAGTAGTTGTGGTAACTTCTTTGTCACCGCCAAATACTAGAACCATACCTGGTTTATACTCTCTGTCACCTTCGTAGTATTCTGCCAAGTCAGCATATGTAGCCTGCAATCTACTAGAACCGTCTAATGACCAGTAACCTCTAATAGTACCAGTGTCGTTCTGATTAGCACCAGCTAACAATGTCTTACTATAGAAGTTAGCAGAGTTTGTAGCAAGGTCAATTTGACTTGATGCAGCAACAGTCCATTGTCCTGTTAATGTACCTCCAAGAGCCGCAGACCCTGTTGTTAGCGTTGTTGATTTTAGTGTACCTCCCGTAACATCAACAACACCGGCTAAAGTAGTCGTTGTTGATGCTAAGTCAACACCTACTGATGACGCAAACTTAAATCCACCAGGAGTATAAAATTGTACAGCGTTAGTAGCACCATTAACATCGATAATCTTTTTAGTACCAACATAATAACCGCTGCTAGTGTCAATATAACCAGCATTAAGTTTTACATTACTGCTGCCATCTGTTTTTACAAGACTGTTTGCTTGTCCAGTAGTTGTTACATTAACAACTCCGTATGTGTTGTTATTTGTTGACGATCCATCATATGACACTAACATTGCATAGCCAGTTAACGGACTAGCACCTGAACCAAAACTTGCGTTCTTGATACCGTCACCACCAGCAATAACATCGCCAAACGAAATTTCACCAACTGCTCCAGTTCCAGCAGTTTTACCACGTCCTAATACTGTTCCTTGGCTTGCATGTTGGATCTTACTATAAAGTACACCAGTCGATGCACTTGAAGAATCTTTTAATGAAATCCAACCGTTAGTTGAATCAAACTCAATATTCTTAAATGATGCAAGTCCCAAGTCAGCCTGTGCAATACTTGTTGCGTTGGCCCTTAGGCTAGCCGCATTCATATTTAATTTGCTTTGTGCGATTGCAGCAGTTGGGCTAACCATACTGTTAACAATTTTCTGAGCTTGGATAGTACTGGTTATTTTTCCAGTTGAACCATTATATGTTAATAAAACATCGCTAGTTGCACTATCGTCTGGTAGGAAAATATTGCGCCACTTGTTAGCAAGGATAGTTCCGCCGCTGACATAGCTTAAAGTTACTGTACTTGCATAGCTTACACTAGTTGTAGTACATCCTGTTACAATGTAAGTTCCGTTATAAGTAACAGGACTTACTCCGCTAACAACAATAATGCTGCCAATTGGGAACGGAGCACTAGCCAGTGGTAAGAAGTTTAATGTAAGAGTTGTTCCGTTTCCAAGGCCGCCTACTACATTTATTAATGTACTTTGGTCGTATACAGGAATATTTCCTTCTTGTAAGTTTGTCCATTGTACATCACGTAATTCTGAGAACTCGTCAAACTCTGCAACTGCTGTGTCGACATATGTTTTATTAGCAGCATTAGTTCCTGGATCTGTACTAATTGGTGTTGCTAAGTTTGTGATAGCAAAAGTACCAAGGTTCATATTACCCTTCATGGTTAATGAACCGTTCAGCGCCATGTAGCCTGGACCAACTAAGTTACTTAAAGCAACAGGTCCGCCGCCATGGTCTAGTCCTAAACGTTTGTCAATGTATCCACGAACAGCACTCTGTACAGGAACAACTTCTGGTGCGTTGTTAGTCATTGAACTGTCTGTTGAGAATTCACTTACAACAACACCACGCTTAAATCCTAAACCGTCTAAGTTACTCAACGCAATTGATGCTGAGAATGTAACTGTACCAGTACCTTGGTCAACTGTAAAGAAACGACCTACACGGAAAATACCGTTTTGGTCTGATGTTACATAGAATACACGACCAACGCCTTCTTCGTAAACTTCGTTAGCCTGTTGTTTACTTTGTGTTGGATTACCATAAATTTGATATGGGTAGTTTGTTGTTGAATAACCACCAGTACCAATATCTAAGAAATCATGACCTGTTGCACGGCAAGTACTAATACGTGTAGTAATCTGTGCAGGAGTACCTGCTGGATATCCAACACGTAATGTAGCAGCAGTCCCAGAACTAAATGGTTTTGTTAAACCTAGCTGACTAGTAGATGCAGACGATAGTTGTTTAGAAATAGTTACAACAGGTGTTAGCGTTGTTGTTCCTGTACTATATGCGCCCGGGTCATCTTCATATATGAGTGTTATAGAAGTTTCTGTGACAGAATCAACTGCAAAGGTTCCGTTATAATCAGTAGCAGCATTGCCGCTTACTTCCCAATAAGTGCCTTCTTGTGGCAACTGACTTAATGTAGGAACTTCAAGAGTTACTAAGTATGGGCCAGTGCCTGTTTTACTTGTGAATGCACTTACTGTAATAGGACTACTATATGTTCCTGGGTCAAGCGGATAGTTTAGTGTTATACTACTATCTGTAGTTTTAACAGCGTAGTACAAACCGTTATACAACGGGTTTGGACTATTCTGTACTCTATACCATTTGCTGTCAGCTGGAGCAGTTGCCTGTGTTTCTATAGCAAGTTCGACAGCATAATCGGTAGACATAACAGTACCAGAACCTACGGTTTGACTGATACTGACAGTCCATGTTGACCCTGATCCTGCTGTGATATATGTTCCAGAAGAAACACCAACTCCAGAAATCTTTTGGCCAATTCCAATAGTTCCGCTTGATAGCGTATCTACAGTTAATGTTGTTCCACTGATACTACCTGTAAATTCTGCTGGTCCTGTTTTACTTGTGAACGCACTTATAGTAGTGTCAGCAACTATACTAACTGCTGGGTTGATTAATTGACTTACACTAACGGTATAAGAACCAGTTCCGCCTGTTCCTGTTCTAGATGCATTTTCTAAATTAGTTTCAGTAATGAATGTATTAGGTGCAATTCCATTGCCTCTAATACGCATACCTTTCTTAATAGTATCACCAGCCGATACCGCAGTAACGTTCAGTACATCTCCAGATAATGTTCCGCCAATTGCATCAGCAATAGCTCCAGTTAATTCAGTGTGATCGTTGACAATGAACGTTCCAGGATTGCTGTCATAAGCAACTGTAATTTGATTAACACTTATACCTGCGCTGGCAGTTGTGTTAACAGTTGGACTTGATGTTAATGTAGGTGTAAGAACAGCATTACCATAACTTAATACAATAGTAGGCTGACTTGTGTATCCATAACCTGGGCTAACTAGTGTTACGGTTTCGATACTTCCGTTCTTAACAGTACAAGTTGCAATAGCTTGTACAGTTGGAGTACCGCCAGTGAATGTTAGTGTTGGTGCACTAGTATAACCTGTACCTGCGTTAGTAATAACAACGCTAGCCACTGTAGCAACTACAGTTGAACTAACTGTTGCGCCAGCCGGTACCCAACATGCTGGGGATACTGTGAATGTGTTTGCTGTACTATCAATATCTTGAATGATTGTATTGTCTGGAATATATGCACCAGCACTTAAACTAGTAACAATCATACCAACTTGTAGGCCAGTTACATCACTAACAGCGATAGTTGTTTCACTAACCGCAGACGAAATTTGGTGCCAGTAATTATATGCCGCAGTAGATTGTCCAGTAAACTTGTACCAGTTATCAACTATTGGTAGCGAATTTGGTTGCCATGAAACATCATACGTTACAAATTTCAATCCTGATGTTGGAACAACTTTACTTACATACGATAATGCATCGATAGTAGAACCGTCGCCTAATATGTTTGAGACAGAGTTTGGATCAATATTTAAGTAACCACTTCTTGCAATACCAAACACAACGTTTCCGCTAGGTGTTGTAACACCGGTAGCTGAGTTAACAACAAGTGTATATTGTGTCGCAGGAGATACTGGAGCTGTTATGCTTTCAACATACACTGGAGTAGTTGTTGGCCATCCAGTTCCTACAACAATGTCTCCTAGTTCAATATCGCCAGCTACTGTATCAACAACCAATGTTCTTGTACCAGAGTCCCAACTTACGATGGTACTAGCTTGAGCTATCTTTAGAGGAACAGTATAGCTGGCAATGCGGTGTGTTCTACCGTGCCAACCAAACAAATAAATTCCTTTGTTAATTTGGTTAATAGTTGTAGCTTGGCTAATTTCAAGAACAGAAATTTTATTATCGCCTACTCTTGAACCTTGTGTCTTAGTACCAACATAGCCGCCGCTAACATAAGTTGCAGTTACAGTACTAGAAAATTCTACATCAGTAGTTGTACAAGCAGTTACTCTATATGACCCGTTGTAAGCAGTGGTCGATACTCCACTGTCAACTACTTCATTCAATGTGATAAAATCACCAACTGTAAACGGAGCTGTTGCTTGAGTATCGAATGTTACAGTAACAGTTGTACCGTCACCACTGACACCGGTAATTGCAATAGCTTCGTCCCAATCTAATGTGGTAATGTTGTTTAGGTCTGTTGTAAACTTGTAATAGTCAAATGAACTATCAGACTGTAAAATAGAAATGTTGCTAGCCAACAATTCACCAGTCGAATCGTTTAAGTTGTAAGCAAGGATACGATAAATGTCAGCTAAGTTGTCGTTGTACTGTAATGCAGTACTTGGACGGGTTGGGTTTACGTTAGCAATATTATTGAACTTTACGTTTTGTAAAGCTCTAATAGTTACCATCTGACCGTCATACAATGCGTATGCTAGTCCAGTGCTTGAAGTTCCACTATTACCTGCTGTGCTGAGGTTACACTTAAGAACGTTTTGTCCACTAATTGTAACAACAGTATGTTCAACTGAGCTTACTTCATAACGTGTAATTGCTCCACCAGACATACTGTGATCAATTTCTATCTCACTAGTGTTAGTTGGAATATAGTTATATCCATAAATGTAAACACTCAATGCCTGTTTGTTAACAGTTGGAGTCATTTCGCTAGCAAATTGTCCAGATTTATAAACTCGAGCAACTTGCATCATGTCGTTGGCTAGGTTAACTGAGTCTGGTTTTTCAGTAATATCGTAACCGCTGGCACGTAAACCGTATGTACCATGAGCGTTAGAGCCTGCTACCGAACGAATCTGTCCGCCGTCTGCTGCCCAATAGTGCGTATGGCAGTAATATGTGAATGTTGAAACTTGTTCTGATATACCACCGTTTTTACAGAAGATAGCGTAGCCGAGGTCGTTAATCATCGCAAAGTCGTTGGCAAGCATAGACTTGTTACCGCCCATTTCGATGTTAATAGTTAATCTGCCACCGTCATTGAGATAGTTGATAACAGATTCTTGTATAGTCTGTTTAGCAGCATCTACTGCTGATTTTTCAGATATTAATGTTGGATCTAATCCGCTAATGATTGGGCTAGTTCTTGTAGTAGATACATCAAAGTCACCGTCATCGACATAGTCAGAAACAATATCTATTAATGTAGAAATCTTTGCATACTCTGCTGTACCAGAACCAATCACGTATCCGGCATCGATTGTTTGAACAGTAATGTTACCGTTTGATCTGGTTACAGTTGTGTTCAAGGCAACCTGTTGTAGCACAGATTTTAAACGTGTCAATGCATCAACATAAATGTTTTCTAAACTATCAATAGTACTTAAACCTGTTAGTTTAGAATAGAAAGATTCTGACATATCGTACGTCATAGAATTTCCACCGTACATTATGTCATATATCATTGCATCTAAAATATATCCAAAATCTCTTGAAGCTCTTACTGCGTTGTATGCAGGATAGTTCTTAAGATTGTATGTGCTAGAAATATATGAAACAATTTCGTTTTGTAAGAATGCCTTGTTAGCAAGTATGTTATCTTTTAATTTTTCAGCATCACTAGTTGTTAATCCAGAAACAGTTGGGTATGTAATTGCAGGTGCTGCAGTCACTCCTTGTTCTATAACAGTATTAATGATAGCCATGGAATCGGTTAATGATTCTATAGCAGCAGCATCTGACAACTCAGCTAGTGCAAGATCTCTTGCATAATTTAAGCCAGCAATAGTTGGAGACTTTTGATTAGTCAGTACCAGTGCGGCTGTTGAACGTGTATACGAAATACCTGCCTTAACTGTTTGATAATTTGATCCAATTACAAGGTCGTATGTAACTGCATCAAGTATTAGCCCAGTATCCCTGTAGCAAGTTTCGTTATTGTAGAAACCTGCTGCATTGTAAGGAGTAGCATCGTCTAATCGAAGTATTACCTCACCGCCTTTGTAGTTAGTGTTTAAGAATTCTATTACACCAGCTTTAACTGTCTCAATAGTTCCAAGAATTGTTGTTTGGTCGCCACCTGCTGTTGCATAATTTACGCCGTCGGCATAAGTTGGCAGGACTGGACTACTACCGTATACACTATTGATAACATCAACGGCATTTTGAACCAGTGATTGAGATCTTGTTGCATTGGTACTATCTCCTGGGCTTGTTGTAACTTGTGAAGTTGTATTTGAAGGAGATTTGGACCATGAACTGTTGTCACCTAAAACAACATAACCAATAACTGTTTTTAAACGTAGGAACGCTTCGGCAAAAGCAGTTAGTTCTGCTTCTACAACGTTACCATTAGTACCATCAAAATATGCCTGTGCCGCGGTAATAGTAGCTGAGTTGCCTCCATAAAGCATGTCAAACGACATAGCGTCTACCATCAATCCAACGTCTCTTGCACAAGTTGCTTCGTCGTATCCTGGAATGGCTAATGGATCCATTTCGTCTGTGATGTAAGCAATAATTTCGTCAACTAAGAATGTACGGTTAGCTCTTAGGATATCAAATGAATCAATAATTACTGAGCTAGTAGTAGGGTTGGTAAACGACAAACTAGGCTCGCTACCTGTTGTCGGAGCTGCTTGTATAATGTCTGTTATAATCTTAAAGTAAGATCTAATCTTAGTTTTTGTATCGTTGTCATCTGCTAGTTCGCTAATTAAATCTCTAGCGCGATTCATACCAGCAATAGTTTGTTCTTTTTGGCTAGATGTAACAACAGAGCTATAACTTCTAGCATAAGCAAGTCCAGCAGTTACAGAAGAGTAGTTTGTGTCAAAGATAATGTCTGACATTACTGCTGAAACAACATAGCCTACATCTCGGCTGCACTTTGCTTCGTCATAATTAAATGCATTTGGATTCCAGTTGAGCACATCGTTAATTTGATAACGACTTCCTTCAACAAAGAATGCACATGGTGGTTGTGGTGGGCGAATATCAAGTCCGCTGTTAACTGAACCTCTCACAGTAACTTGTGTTCCTTTGCCGTTGACACCATTCACTGGAACTAAGAATCCAGAACCAGATCCACCTAAGTGACTGTTATCAACAGTGATCCACTCACCTTCTTTATAATATTCTCCAGGTACGTTAGAAACAACGTTAGTAATTACACCATTTGTTACTGTAACATTAGCTGTAGCACCAGTACCGCCTGTGTTAGCAGTCATGGTTCCCGATGCAGTTGATAAAGATACAGCATCACCGCCTTGTGTCTTACTAACTTTAATCAGCATGTCAACTGGAGAGTCAATATTGATGATGTAGTATCGTGTTCCTTCCTCAATTCCTCCAAATACAGTTCCGCTGAAAGTAATGGCACTGCCAACTACTAAATCAGTAACAGAATTTAATTTAAGCTGATTGACAGTAGCATAAGAATTGGTAACAGTAAATTCTAAACCTTGAATAGGAACATTGTTATATGTAGTAGTTCCAGTTGTAGGCAAATAGCCACTACCAGAAAATAGTTGTGTTAAATCGTAATTTTCAATACCGTCGTATTCTACTTTAGTAATAGTTCCGCGGAGTCGTCCAGTAAATCCGTCAACAAACTGGCCACCAGCAAAACGCTTACGGTTATTTGATTGTGAGAATGATGAACAAACTTGTCCGTACGGTGATTTAGTTTTAATTTGACCTTCTGGGTCAAGCACCATAGCAAAACCACCATGACCTTGGAATGTCATGTTGCTGATGCGTGTTTGGTCATTACACAAGAACGCATCAATTAATTTGTTATTCTTAGATTCGCTTGTTACATCCAGTGGATTCAACAAATAGTGTCTTCCATAATTTAGAGGATCATATAAATGCCAATCGCCTGCTGAAACGGTTGTAGCCAACTGGAACGGATAGATAACACTACAGTTCATAAAGTTACCACTGACACTGTCAATAATAGCTTTACCTCTTCTGTCGGATCTCATAACCAGTACACTACCTGTAGCTGTAGTTAAACTAACAACAGTTGTGCTTGTTTCTTTTTCTGTTAGAGTGAAAGTTGTTGATGTAGGTGTTGTTAACACATAATAAATTTTACCAGCTGATACTCCGCCAAATGTAGATCCTCTAAATATTACAGGATCTCCAACACTAAATCCGTGAGCAGTTGATGTTGTTATTCTGTTATTGCTACTAGTGCTATCTGTTGCTGTAACAGCACCGTAGTCGTCCATGAATATTTTACCTACCCACGAACTTGGAACTTGTCCAGTACCTAATGTGATAACAATCTTATCTGTAGTTCCACCAAGTACAACATCTGATGGTGTTGCATAGTCAATAGAATAGTTAATTGGGCCTAGTTCTAGCGCATCAATAACGGCATCTCTGTAGAAGAATACTTTGCGCCAAGGACTTTGACTTATACGATCCTTTGGACGAACTATTGTTCTACGGAATTCGTCGCCTTTGATACTAGTGTTAGCAGGTAGTCTAATTGGATAATCTTCGTAATAAATTCCAGTTTCTACGAAAATAGTAATGTGTTGATCTTGGACTGTTTCCCCAAACTCAATTTGTTCTCCAATAGTGAAGAAACCTGGTTTAGATAGTCTAACTTGGATTGTATCTCCGGCTGCGCTAGTCCCGGCACTATATTTTACAATACTACCGTATGCTTCTGTGTCAATACCAACTAACACTTTAGCAGCAATAATATCGTTATTACCTGGTGCACCTTGATCGACGTATCCGTTTCCACCGTTAGTGATAACAACGTTCCAAATACCTGTACCAAATGTTGGTGTCGGTGCAACACCAACACCGCCTTCAATGATGCTTATCATTGTGTTTACATTGGTTGTTAAATCTGCAATAGCTGCAGAAGAAGCAACCTTAGCAGGGTTTAATACCTGTGGAACTAATGTTTGGAATCGATTAGCTGTAGTTTGATTTAACACTTGGAGGTGTAGTTCTTTAGCAAAGTTAATTGCATCTAATGTTTCTTTGTATTGTGTTCCAATAGCTATAGCACGAGCACTTGCATTACGATAATAGCTCTTACCGGCGTTAATTGATTGATATGTACCGCCGGTAATAAGGTCGATACTCATTGCATCAACAATTAATCCTACGTCTCTGTAACACACAGTTTCGTCGTAGTTAAATCCGCCTTGGTAATTAACATCTAACCAATCAGTAGTGTTGACTTTAATTTCATTAGTATTAAGGTCAATAATATTTTTTGCACTGATATAATCAGTATCGTATCCTGTTAAGTTAGGATAAGCAACTGTAGGTCCTTCACCGCCTGCAGCAATAACGCTGATATAACTAAACGATAATCCTAACGGTGCAGATGCAAATCCACCGTCTGGGTATGTTACTGCGTCTATGAATTGTGGAGTTGAGCTATAAGTAGTTCCAGGAGCTGTATTTTGAATAACGTTTAGTGTTAGTAATGTACCTGCAAATGCAATTGAATTTAAAAATGATGTAGAATCTAAACCATCTATTTCTAATTGTTCGCCTTTATATCTTGCAGCAGAGTTTCCGCCGTAGTATAAATCGTATATACTTGCTTCAACGCAATCAATAATGTGTTGTCTAAAAACATCTGAATCAAATAAAGGATCAGATGTGTAAGCAGGATCGTTTGTTGTTAACCAACCTAATGTTTCGTCTGCAATAAAATCAATATTGGCCATAGCCAATGCTTTTGCATCTTCATATGATGCAGAAATTCCACTAGGAGCACTAAATGTTGAATTAATGCGAGTATCAAATCCGTAAGTTAACAAGTCGATGATAACTTGGAACTTATCAGATATTGCGCTCAATACTCCTGTGTCGTTGATAACAGGAAAGTTAGCATTAACATAGCTAATTGTTGCAGATTGAAAATCTGATTTATTAGCTAAAATAGAAGTTCTTGCTGTTTGTAATACCGATGCTGCCGATGTTGTTGTAGGATTGACTAAAGAAGGTGCATTATCTGAATCTGTAATAATACTCTTTATAATGTCAATATTAGCATCTGTTGATGCAACTACATCACCACCTTCTAACAATGTTTCGTTTCGATATTGTTTAACACTTTGTTGGTAAACAGTTGTTGGGCTGTCGCTATTAACAACATCAACTACTAATGATTTGATGTAGTCTAGTACTGATAGGAATGGAGTTACTTCGTAACTGGCAATATTTTGTGTTGTACCATTCCAGTAGCGTAATCCTGCAAAAACGCTCTGACTGTTTCCACCGTACATGAAGTCATAGATTAATGACCAAATAATATATTTGATGTCTCGCTTGCAGGTATTTCTGTCGTATGAAAGATTTGGGTATTCTGCACCCAAGTATGCAACAGTTTCTGCTTGTAAGAAATCAATGTTAGCTACTAACAAATCTCTAGCACTTGTTTGTCCAACAGTTGAATTGGGCTGTGTTGCAAAGTCAACTTCAGGCCAGTCGTCACCTGTGACAACATCAATCATACCGTTGATGTTTGTTTGAATAGATGTTACTGCTAACGGAATAGTAGATACAGCTGGGAGTGCTAAGATATTTGTTTGTAAGTCAAGTAAGATTTCTACTAGTTCTGCAACACTAATGTTTGCACCAGAGTCAACAAACAAGTTGGCTATTTGTAAACTTTGATAGTTAGACTTTAATACTAAGTCGTAGCAAAGTGCATCAATTACTTGTCCAATGTATACGCTTAAGGCAGTATTGTCATATTGGAAATTAAGTATTTCGTCTCTAGCATACTTAATGGCTTCAATTGTTTGAATGAGCTGTGATCCAATAACCTTGTCGCCTGTTCCGTTAAAATAGAAAGTAGCTGCTCTGTTACTGTTAAATGTTGTTCCTAGTACAATGTCGTAACCAACTGCATTTAAAATATATGCTACGTCTCGTTGACACTTTTCTTTATCGTAAACAAACGTGTTGACGTATTTGTTGTTAACATACGCAATAACTTCTGCTTGAATAAATTCTTTGTTTATTTGTAGCAGGTCAAATGCATCCTGGTAACCGGTTACTGCCGTATTACCGTCTTGTAGGTATACATCTGCAATGGTACTAAAGTATTGATCTGGACCAATTGTGTAGCTTAAACGCTGTCTGTATGGACCAGGTTCAATGTTGGCAATGTCTTGAAGGTTTTCTGCAGCCAAGCAAGCCGCACCAATTGTTTTATAAGCATACTGCCAGAAGCGTCCTTCTTTTCCTATAGGCGTTTTTTGTTGTAAGTCATCACCTGATGCTTGGCTTACATATAAATTGATAGCACTAGAGAATGTTTGATTATCAACGTAAAATTTAGTTGCCGCTTGTAAATCTGAAGCACCATTTGGACTAGCATAACCTGCTAAAGGTGCTGGGTGGTCGTTAAGATATAACGGCCCAGACATTGTATCGCCACCGCGATAAACCACATGCTGTCGTTGTACTGCTTCGTTCTTTAAAAAGTTTCCAGTTAAGTCTGGATCGTAGTTTGGATCAGTATAGGTAGGAAATTGTGGTTCGTCTCTAAGAGCCAGTGCTCCTACAACAGCACCGTTCTCATCAATTCCTAAGTAATGATTATCAGCATATTCTTTGTTAATAACCATCTTGTCAAAAACAGCACTGACAGTTGGCGCAACGCCAGGGTTATCTTCTAACAAATCTTGTGCAATTGCCGTTGTTGGCGTAGCCATGTTGAAGATAGAAAGTCCGTTGGCATTCAATGAATATCCCAAACTTGGGCTAGTATCGTCTGCAAGACCTCTAGTACCAACACTTAAACGCAACTGTGTTTCGTCTGAGTCGTCGATTGATATCGCACCTTCGGCTACTAGTGTTCTGGCAGTTAACCCATCTCCAGCAAGGTTTGCCATGATGATTTGATTAGAACCGTAAGACTCTGGAGCATCGCTTAGGTTAGTAAAGTTAATTGAACCACCGATACCAAAAACTGCGTATAATTCTGTAAAGTTTTCGTTAACTTTTCTAAACGATTCTCGAATACTGTCGCCAGTACCGTCGTTGCCTTGTACACCAATATCAATTATTTGCTTTGACATATTATATTAAACTCCGAAACTTGATCCACAACCGCAGGTTGTAACTGCGTTGGGGTTTTTTATAGTGAATTGAGAGCCCATAAGCTCTTCTTTATAGTCTATTTCTGCACCTTGTAAGTATTGCATACTCATGCTGTCTACAAGGACTTTAAATTCATCCAGCGGTATTTCAAAGTCATCTTCATTGATTTCTTCATCAAATGTAAATCCATAACTAAAACCACTGCATCCGCCGCCTTGGACAAAAGTGCGTAAAGATAACTTAGGATTACCTTCTTCGTATAGCAAATCCTTGATTTTTTCTTTTGCTGATTGAGAAATTGTTATCATATCAATATTTAGCAAAACGTTTTTATAATCTTAATGTAAATACAATCATGTACTTAGGCCAAGAATACGCACAAACCAGCCATTATCGCAAGAGCAAATACGGCACAATGCATGCCTATATGCGTAAAAAAACAGTCTTAATCTTTCAATGCGACTGTTGTAGTGGTATTTTTAAAAGGGATAGGGGTAACATGGACCCTAATAGGCTAAACAATAATGTTTACCATGTGTGTGGCGACTGTGATGCCAAGAAGTTTGCTCAAAGCAAGGGCGTAGAAGCCCGCAAAGTATGGGATATGCCAGTTAGTAGTCTTAAGACGATAAGCCAACTCGACCCGAAATCACATTCCAGTCAATGATTTTCCACTGATTTTCCAAGTACTTTTTCTTATCGGCTTGGTAATCTAATGCCCATGCATGTTCCCACCAATCTATTAATAATACTATATCTTGTTTAATTTGGTGGTTAACAATGGTTTTAATTTCGCCTTTATCTGACAAATAAACCCACCCACTTCCTTGAATTTTCATAGCGGCTTTTTCAAACTCACTCTTAAATTTTTAAAAGGTTTTGTAGTGCTTGGTTAT